TACAGACAAAGACAACTTGAGGCTGAACAACAAGCATACGAACAACACTTAGCAGACAAATACTAATATGGAAAAGAATACGACACAAGGAAACCAAATCATCCGTCAATCACAAGTCAAACTTGTCGTTGATTACTTCACTCTCGTTGAGAAGAAACCAAACCTCAGCGATGTTGTTAAAATCGCAACCATGATGGAGAAGTACATCCAAGATGGTTATTCAAAAGAATTGGGGGAATCTTTCCTCAGAATTGACGAACACATCAACTCACTCAAGTAAACGTCCATTTGCTTAAGTACTGACCCTCTGAAATTCAGGGGGTTTTTTATTTAATTGTTTGCCTTCCCATACCAAGTAGGTAGGGTTGAGTCAGCACATAGTGGACCCATAGCGTTGAATGAACCACCTCTCCAAGAGTTTCTACCCCAATAGTAAGAGTTACCAGGCATTGTAATCTGTGAGTTAAACGCAGATTTAACCTGTGGTGGTAATTGTCCGTTATTCAATGAACCGTTGTTGTACTCAGGATACCAACCTGAACGGAATATTAAATGTCTTCTCATCAAGTTATCTTGGAACTCGGCTTGGTTATTTGCGTTTGTTTTAAGATATTGTAATGTCTTCAAATCCACAGGAGAACCTTGTTCACTTCTGTTCTGAACCAATCCAATATTAATAAATTTCACCCAAAAATTATCTAGCGCCAAAAAATATGAGTAAGCAATTAAAGTTGGTTGAACATAATTGTCCAACAATTCTTTGTATCTTATATTTCCCACTAAGTTAATATCACCAGTATCAACCAATTGTTGTAATTTGTCATACAGGTTTGTTCCAAGTGTTTCTTGGATTTGAATTGCTTGAGCCTGTTGAATGGCAAATCTTAATTCAGAAGAGTCAACGTTGTCAGTAATAGGAGTGTTATCTTTCAGTTTTTGTTCTGAGATAAATAAAACATTATAAGTCATCTTAGATTATACTTTGTTGGGTTATGGTCAAATCTATTTCTTGACCTGGATATATTAATTCAAACACATCTTTTAACTCACGATTCATAAATGTCTGTAATGGGTTAATTGATGTCTTTAAGAATAATTGATAGGCTACTTGTAATTGGTCAGCAGATGATGAGAACCCACCAGGATTTGGAAGTCCAATCAAACTACCGTCCACAATTTTGTGACCTGATAAAATTTGTTTTTGGACCAACTCAAACACCTCAGAATAAAAACCTTGTTGAAGGTTTGATGCTATCTGTGTGATGTCGGGTTTTTCATTTGAATCTCCGTAAGATACAATCACCCTTCCTGCGTTTTCTGAACCCTGATAACGGTTCTCAATGTTCCTTAAGATTTGAGTTTGTTCGTTTTCAGAATCAGGTGCTGGAGTGTTGAAGTGTACCCATAGTGAAGGGTTTGCTCCATTTATCAAATTGGCTAAGTTATAGACCGTTATTTGGTGGTTTAAACGTATATCATTGATTGTAGATAGATAGTCAGGTGCTCCGTAGTAATCGTAACCTGGTTGGAACATTCTAATATGAACGATTTGTCTATTAGTAAAGTTCATTGGGTCAAACTCAGAGAATTCAACCATTCCGGCTTTTCTCCAATTCATCCAATCTCTACAATAAAGATACTTGGTTGCTGGTGCTCCAAGTTCTATTGGCTTGTGGACTCTAATGTATTTTGAAGGAATAATGTGAAATCCGGCAATCCCTTCTGAACGGTCTTTCCTCCAAACAATTTCAAGGAATAAATTTCCTGTAACAATTAATTCAAAGTATAATTGTCTTCCAATATCATTTAATGTTTGTTTTGAGTTAACTTTGTAGTCGTTAACATATCCTGCTCCAAAACAGTTATCTACTTTTGAACGAACGCAAGCATTGTGAATTGGTGACATGTCCAACAATCTGTATAGTTCTTCAGGGAACATGTTATCTAATCCCCAACTTACAAACGCATTGTTCCTGTTCACTACTTCAGTGAAATTGGTTAGGGTATCTACCGCAAATGTTAATTTGTCTACTTGAATCATCCTTCGTATATCTTATAAATATCACTAGTACCGGAGTATGTGATAGGGTTAGTTGAGGCCGAATAATTTACTTGACAGATTGTCTCGTAAACTACATCATATGCCAAAGCAGGATTTGTATTTCCTGATAAAGCAGTTGACTGTTCCCACACTTTAATGTAATACTCTCCTTCTATTAAGTGAACATTAGTTTGTCCTGTGGTTGTTGCCCCCGTCAAGTATGCTTCAGGTTGATTGGGGTCTATTGTAATTGAAAACAAATCATAGCCAGGAGAGTATCCCACACTTGGTGGTATTCTGTATGGTACAAACCTCCAAACCTCTTGTGAAAGTTTGTGTTTGAACCCGAACAAATAACAAACAGAACCAGTCAAGTTTTTATTCCTTGAACAAGTTGCGTTTGCGTTGTTATATCCTTCCTGTAGTATTATCATATTCCGTATTTCAAGTTAATATAATTTTGTAGATTAGTTAAATCACCACCACTAATAACTCCATTTATTGTGATAACCTCAACAACAGAGAATTTAGCAGAATTAAGTATGTTAAAGTATGTTCCTAAACCAATCGTATTTTGTAATCTTGATGTTGTTGTTGCGGTCTTTTTAACACCACCCAAAGTAGATGTATTTGAGCCATACCAATTTATTGTTGGTGTTCCTGATATAATATACTCCATACTACCAAAGAAATATGTGTTATTAGCATCGTTTACATTTATTGTTGAATATGATGTGCCAGCACCCATATCAGATGTATAACCCCAATAATCAGGTGTATTTGTTAATATAGCAATTCTTGGAATACTTGATGTAAAATTATTATCGTATGATACAAATACCGCATCTTCATTACCACTAGTAATCTTTTTACAAACAATCATTTGTGTTTTTGTTTGTATTGTATTATTAGTTGATGCTGTATAACCCCACTCACCACCAGCGGCACTTGGATTTATTGTTAATGATGGATTATTATTCCAAGCCGTATCACCACTTGTAAATAAAGCATATCTACCAGCATTTGTTGGTGTAAATTGTTTTCCATTATATCCAGTCCAACTATCAACATTTGAACCACTTAAATTAACACCAAATGATGATGTCCACCAATCATCTAATCCTGTGATTTGTGCTGGTGTCCAACTACCACCTGAACTTGGTGTTATTGTCGGTGTTGGAGTTGCTGTAGGAGTGACTGGTGTTGGTGTCCTTGTAGGTGTAGGCGTCCTTGTAGCCGTTGGGGTTGGGTTAGGACAACCTGCTATTGATGTTAAATTACCACAACCATCAGTTGTGAATATAGTTCCACCTAAACCAGCAGAATTGGATAATAACATATTAGATGCTGGAATAGTTAAATTACTATCCATATAGATTGTTGTTCCTGTGGTCCAAAAACCAATAGCGACATTACTATAATATGTTTGTTGAACTACCGAAGCACAAGCATCATTTATAGTTGTTCCACTACCCAAACTTGTTATTGTATAAACAGTATTGTTATATGTATTTCTACTTAATCTTGTTTGGAATTGATTAATTATTCTTGATAATGTGGTAATCTTTTGTTGTGTTAGTAATGAAGACATAAAGGCAAAACTTAATTGAGCATTACTATAAAGACCTTCTTCTCTTCTAAACAAATAGAAAGGTGTTGTTGGTGCGTTTAATTTTGATATTCCAGTATTTGATTGATGGAAAGAACCATTATAGTATGTTGCGTTAAGAGTATCTGCGGTACTTGAAGCAATCAACATTCCAGCAGTGTTTGGTACATTTATTCTACCAAATGAATAATCACTACCCCAATCCATGATATTATCAGCATTTGATGGCAAATCACCAAATATCATCATCCTATCACCATTATCTTCACCAGATGCCATTAACGCTCCATAAGCCGCTGCTGTTCTTGGTTTTTCTAAATAACATCCAAAAGTTCCATTATCAAATATTGATGAGTGGCTTGATGGAATCCAATTAGTATTACCATAACCATCTGTGGCATTTCCTGTTGCTCCACTAACATCAAAACTCATACCTCCAAACCAACTAACATTATAAGTTCCTGGTGATTTGGCGTTTATCGCACAACCTCCTGCTGTGGCACCCAACATTGGGTAGAACCACTCCATACCATTATACAATCCTGAGGCTTTTAATTCACTAAATAATGAAATGGTTGCTGCGGATATTGTTGGATTTAATGTTCCACCAGCAGCACTTACCGCTTGTAAATAAACAACCGCATCACTATCAACACAACCTGTAATCGCTGGTATTGTAGGTGTTGGTGTTGGAGTTACTCCTGCTGGTGTTGATGTTGGAGTAGGTGTTAAAGTACTTGTAGGTGTACTTGTTAAAGTAGGTGTGATTGATGGTGTTACAGTAATACTTGGAGTAGGTGTCTGTGTATTTGTTGGTGTAGGTGTTAAAGTAACACTCACAGTAGGCGTTGGTGTTAAAGTCCTTGTCGGTGTTGGAGTAGGAGTGACTGGTGTAGGTGTTGGTGTCACATAACTTTCATCACAAGTTTCGCAATCAGGATAAATAAATCCATCAGTTTCGTGTAATGGTTGCCATTGAATACTTGAACCACTAACTGTCCAACACATTCCACTGAATCTAACAACGTCATCTTCAAGTAAGTCGTTAGCAAATCTGTTAATATAACTAACAATTGACAATGTATCACAATCAACAATAGTCCAAGAATAAGTTCCTGGAGGAGGTAATGGTGGTAATGGTGAACTTGTAATTGTCGGAGTCGGTGTAGGCGTTACAGGGGTTGGTGTAGGTGTTTTGGTAACCGTAGGTGTAGGTGTGGGTGATGGAAATGGCGTTGGTGATGGGTCAGGTTCAAAAAACATGATAATATCATCTATGGCTCTTTGTTCACCAAGATAATCACTAAACTTTTTTCTGTAAAATACCTTACTCATCTGTTAGTGGTAAATCTTTAACCCAATAAAATCTTTG